CTTAGCGCCACTGTAAGCCGCACTACTAAACTTCTCGCCTTGTAGAAGTTTATCGGTCATCTTTAATAAACCTAGTACTGCCGCACCACCTAATCCTGCGCCACTAATACCTGCCGCCGCAATAAGAGCACTATAAATGAAACCTTGTGCAATCGGATGCTCTTTGGCAAACTTACGATATTTTTGAATTACTTTGTTAACTGCGTTGTCCGGGCCACCTAGACCGGCTTCAATTTTAGCAACGGCTTGGTCGTAAGCATTATCAACGTTTTGAATAGGACCAGAGTTTTGAACTTTAGTCTTTAAATCTTCCCATGCTTTGTTAACTGCTTCTGCCGCATCTTTGCCTTTACCTAGCATAGTACGGTTGTTACCGCCGGCTGTTGCGCCGGCTTCTACATCTTTAAACAGTTGTTCGATTTGGTCTGCTGTTAGTTCTGCTTCTTTAAGAACGCGGCCAGCACTTTCCCATAGCATAACACTATTACTAGAGCTACGATCTAGACTTTCATTAAGCGTTTGAATGTCAGAGATTCTCATTTAACTAAACCTTTGAAAATTTGTTCAGCTAATCGTCTAGCTCTGCGTTGTTGTACTGATTCGGATGTTGCATTTCCTTTTGCGTCAAATCCGCTTGTAGCTTGCTTGCCGCCGACTGTGTAACTTGTACCGTTGCCACCTTGTGCAGAAATCTTATTAAGACTGTTCATTACTTGAGCAGTAGTAGCAGGATCTGCTTTTAATAACGCAACCATAGCATCACCGAATGCTTGCTTTTGTTTTGGTGCTACTTGCTTTCCGTTCTTAAGATCAGCAATACCTCTAGCAATACTAGCTGAGTCGATGCCAGGTAACATCTTGGCTAATTGGCCTGCATTAAGTGTACCAGTTAATTCACCTTGACCTTGGTCAGCTTGACCTTGGTCAGCTTGTTGTTGGCCTGCGCCTGCTTGTGCAGGTTGTGCTTGAGTATTTTGTGCAGGTTGTGCGGCACCTTGCGCTAGTGTAGGTTCTGTTGCTTGAGCAGGAGCTCCTTGTGCAGGTGTTTCGCCTTTACCCATAGCGGCTAATTTTTGTGCTGTTGATCCAGGTGCGCCTGATTGTGTTGTTGCAGGAGCAGAGCCGCCTGCAGGTGCATTACCGGATGGGCTGTAACCACCACGTGCCATACCTTTAGTATTGTCATATTGATAACCTGTGCCTTTAAGCATAAAGTTACCAATCTTATTAGCCATGTTGTTACGAGGATTAGTTTCTAGTCTACCTGTTTGATACATTAGACGTGTAACTTTGTCCCATACATCACCACCGCCCAAACCACCTGCTGTGCCTGCAGGTTGACCGGCTTGGCCTGCACCTTGTTTTGCTTGCGTATCACCTGATGCGCCTAAATCATTACCGGCAACGTGTGCTCTAGTAGATTGTTGTCCTGCGGCCTTTTGACCACTAAAGGCATCCTTAGCACCTTGCCATGCACCTTTAGCGGCGCCGATTGCACCACCTACTGCGCCTGCAACCTTACCAATAGTACCTGGCTCACGTGGTACATCTAATTCCATTAACTGTGATTCAGTTAACATAGCCTTGTTATAAATTGTAGACTGTGTTGCGCTTTCTTTGATTACTGCGTAACCTAGTTGTTCCATACTATAACCAAGTGCTTCGACAATAGCGTTTACATGATACATTACGCTGTTGTTAACAGTTTGCTTAGTGAATGCAGGCGCCGCTGGACGCTGTACGCCTTTGAGCTTGCTTTGCATAAAGCCTGGTTTGCCTTGGTCTGCTTGTGCAGAAGCTGTTGGACCAGCTGGTTGTTGCGGTGCTGGTTTGGCTTGTGGCTTTGCGTTACCTTGAGGGTTAACAGCCATGTCTTTACCTGCACTCATCTTTTGTAATGCGGCATTAATGAACGGAGTATTTTGAGGATCGCGAATCTTCTTTAAGATTGCTTTCATTGATTCGACGTCTTGTGGTCCATAGTCTGCAACACGGTTAACTAGTTCTTTAACTAAGTTAAGTTTGTTTTGTGGATTCTGCTCTGCTTGATAGTCTTGGTACCATTTGTTTAGGTCCATGCTATTGCCGCCACCCTGACGTGCTTGCTGGTTAGCCGCAATGTTAGCTTTAATCTTGTCTGCTTGTGCAGTATCTTTTGCAGGAGCCGCTTGTGCTTGTGTTGGTTCTGTTTTTGCTGGTTCTGCTGTAGCTTGTGCAGTAGCTTGTGTTGGCTGGGCAGTAGCTTGTGTTGGTTCAGCTGTTGCAGGTTCTGTAGCTGGTTGCTCTTCTCCGCCTAACCCGGATAGTTCATTGTTACCGATCCCGTATTGTGTAGACAACCACTGCTTAATAAATCCTACATTTTGTTCTGCATCTTCGCCCTTAGCACCTAGTGTTAAGTTGGCCCAGCGTAGGTAATCCTTTTTCAAGCCTTCTTTATAGTCTTTAAATTCACGATCACCAGACGAATCAGTGAACCAATCTCTTATACCGGCTTCTGAAATTACTGATAGGAAAGGGTCTTTACCTAAGTCATTTATCTTCATTTTTGGATTCCTTAATAGCTTTTATACCGCGTTGAAACTTTCGCTCATCACCGGTCTTAATGCTATTAAACAATCTCTTTAGAAGTTCACTACGTTGTGGTTCTGGATAGCTAGATTCAATAAGCTGAATTAAGTTGGTGACTGAAGCGATCACTTGGGTAGCTTTACTTTCTACCACCGAATGAATATCACTTTTCGGAATGATATTGCTAATTTCGTCAAGTATTGATCTGGTCTGTTTTTTCATTTGATCGCTTTACGATAATAATATTGATTATTTATCGTTTTTCAGTCATCAACTTTACTTACTTTTTAAGCAATTTGCGGCGTAAATCCTCAGAATTGCTTACTGCGCTAGTGATACTAGCATTTTGTTGCTCTGCTTGTTTAAGTGCAGATCCTGGTAACGGACCTCCTTGCCCTTGCATACTTTGTCGTTTTAATCCTGCATATAGCGCATCAGCGTGGGTAGGGCCATTGTTTTGGTCTTCTTCGCTTAGATCTCCGATGAATAGTGTGTTCACATCGAACAGTAATTCGACTTTTTGTCCAACCCCGCTAGAACTACGAGTTTTCATGAACTGGATTTGTACCCTACCGCGCTCACGCATAGTAATGCTATTAAAGATACCAATTACGTTATCAGCTGTTTGAATCTTTGACAAACCACCCGAAATGTGGCTGTGATCAAATTCAACTGATTCTACAGCGGCTCGGTTTAGCTGTGAAGCGGTAGCCAGGAAGTAGTTACCTTGAATAGCAAAGTTACGCAATTCTTCAGATACTAACTTGTCCTTAATAAACAAGTCAGCAACACTGATCTTTTGACCTGCGGGCATCATCAAATCTAAGTAGTCAATAACTACGCAATCGACTTTTGCGCCTTGCTGAATTGTGAATTCTTTGAGCCAGCTTTTAAGATCGTTAACTGTAATACCGTTAGGTAATTGCACAATCTGCAATCTACCTGCTTTCTTACTTGCCATACGAACTTTAAGATCAACATCGTCGATTTGCTTGTAAATGTCACGGGTGCTTGTGCCTGTTAGCATACTGTCCATACGCATACTACACAAGCCTTCGCTAAGTTCCAAACTTACATAAACAACGTTAAGTCCTTGCTTGACCCAATTAAGAGCTAAGTTTTGCAGGAACAGTGATTTACCTGCACCTGATCCACCTGCAAAGATGTTTAGTTCGCCTCTGTTAAAACCGCCGTACAACTTTTCATCCATGGTCTTCCAACCAGTACTAGTTGCACCGTTTTTACTTTTAAGTCCTTGTAGTCGACCCATTGGGTCAGCAAAGTAGTCAGTACCAAAGCTCTTTGCCAAGCCTACTTCGACTGCTTCTTTGATTAGCTTTTCTACTTTACCGTAATCGTTCTTTTCCAATAAGTCAGCTGATTTAAGAATAGCTTTCTCTAGTGCCTTGTGCTTACTAAACTGCTCAAACTCGTCTAAGAACCATTTCTGATGTTCTTCGCTAACTACACCTACACCTTTAAGTTGAACTCCTGTAGTTGCTTGGATTTGTTCAACTGTAGGAATAGCACCGTACTCATCTACAAACTTCTTAATAAACTCTGCTGTAGGTTGTAGTGTTCTATGAAAGAACGCAGGATCTAAGATACTTGTGCAACGTGCAACAAGTTCCTTATCGCTTGCTAAGAACTCTAAAAACAACCTTTGTATATCTTCTGAATATTCTACTGTATCACTCACAATGTGTTCTCGCTAATACTTGTAATTTTACTGGATTTGTCTCTACTGCGTCAAGAATAGATCTCAACACAAATAATCTACCATAACGTTGGCATGCATCTGCAACGTCCTTAATGTCGCTATCCCATTCAGGAAAGCTCATTGCCCATCCGTGTTTAATTGCATCTTCGCTAAACTTGAAACCTGCTTTGTCTCTGTCTGCTACTGCAATTACTTGTTTGCCTAAACTGTTTATAATGTCGGCTTGATTTTCTGAAATAGCATTACTACCGATTGCCATACCGCCAATAGATAGTGCATCATATTCGCCTTCTACTACAATCACGTATTCCCTAGTTTCTTCTTGCAAGTCATAACCAAATACATAATCCTTAGGTTGTTCTTTAATTACCTTGGCATTCTCTTTAGTAGGAGGTGTTCCTATCCAACGTGCATGATAACCTACGGTTTGGCCTTTGTATGTTAACGGCAGTATAACTCTGCACATCATATTAAACGCTTCTAAGTCACTCCAGTACCAGTTACCTAAATGTAACAAGCCTCGTGATTCTAAATACTTGCGGCCTTCTATAGCAAAAGGACTATCAGAAGATACCAGTGGAATAGCGCCTGCAGGCAAGTTTACGCTGTTCCAGTTAGGAACAAACTCAATTCTTTCTTCTTTGCGGATGTACTCTGCTAATAAATCTTGTTGCTCTTTCTCTCTCATTAGTTCTAATTGCAAACGTTGAACGTCTGCTTCTTGCATACCTAATGATCTAAAAAGAAGTTTTGCTCTACTACTTAATCCTTTGCCCGGTGACCAGCCTGTAGTAAAATGGCAATTGAAACAGTTATACTGAAAGCTATCAGAGTCAGGAAAACGAACGCCTCCTCGTTTTCTAGTGTCGGGCCTTGTTTGTCCATTTTGTGTGCATACTGGACAGTTGAAACTTACCCAGCCGCTAGAACTTACCTTTTGTGTAGGCAAATATTGGCGTAGTGTAGACTGAACAAGGCTCATAGTAATAGTTTATAGCCTTGTTCAGGATTTGTCAACGTTTATGGTAAACCGTAAGCGCCTTTTAGATTATCGTAGTTAGCAGAGATCCAATTCGCATCTTGTGCTTGCGATTGGACATTGTAGTAATAAAAAGTTCCGTTATTGATAGCGTCAGTTTGACCGTTGCCGTCATTGCCGTGTCTAGCACCGTATATCAACGTGTTCCATGCCTGCGCTGGTTGAGAATATCCTATAGAATCCGGAACCAGTAACTGACCGTTCCTATATACGTCGATGCCGCCGCCGTCGGTATGTGTGAAAACCCAATAAGATTTAACAGATACATCTTGTACAAGATTATACGAATTATACGAATTTGGTGCACCAACATTTAAGTACGTTGTACTTGATAAGAATGCTAGGTGCCCTAACCCAGAATTCCATACCTCGTTACCCCACATTGTTGCCCAGAATTGCGTAGGATAAAAATCACCTATAAGTTCAATGGTCCAGGATGGACCTAAACTGTAGTTAGAGTCAACTGGATTAAGGGCGGGGTTGCCTCCGCCGCCTCCGCCGGAAGCGGCTTTGCTTATACTTGCAATTAAACCTTGAATTATTGACATATTAACTATCGTCCTGAACTGTTGGGCCTGTTAGCATCCAAGTATCGGTGTCTACCTTCATGATAGTGTAGGTACCTGGGAATCCGTCATTACCAAATGTCCACCAAATACTACCGTTTGGGTTTTGTCCGGCAACATAGAACACTACATCACTGTTGTTGTCGCTATTTACATAAAGTCTATTACCATTGAAGTTACCAATGACTAGAGTTACGGTGTATCCAATTGGCAATGGACTGTTAGCGTTTGACGGTACATAAATGGTACTATTACCGTTGCTACCGTCATAGTATAGGAACTTGCCATTGTGCTCTGTTGCTAATGTAATAGTATCATTACCTGCTGAAGCACTATGACGTTCAATACCTGCCACAGTAGGTGCTGTTCCGCCTAATGATGTAACAGTTGCCGACGAGTTATCATTATCGCCGTTTAGTATCAATGAGCCATTTTGAACTGTTGCGGTATGGAACTCAGGATCGAACGCCTCTCCTGCATTTGAACGTGTTGTCCACCCTATAGATAAATCACTTATGATATATTCACCATAGGTTCCATTACCAGCGCCGTCACTTGGAATGTTTATTACATAACCTCTATAGACGCCGTTGTTTCCATCATAGTAGTAGGAACTACCTGCGATGCTGATAGTTGTAGCATCACAGTCAATGTTAGTAGCATCGAAATCGTCAAACATGTATAGTTCGCCGTTCCAGTTGTAGCCTTGATGATAACTAATGTCTTTTTGCCAAACAACACTACCATCAACACCACTTAGACGTATAACATATAAATGATAGTTATTATCTTCGTTAAACAATACAATGTAATCGCCTTCTGGAGTTACACAACCTCTAGGGTCAGTGTTAAGACTTACATCAGTAGTGGCAACTTGCCATAGTATGTTACCGTTGTTGTCTATTTTAGTTACCGAGCGGTCGTCGCCTACAACAAATGCCGCAGTTTGTCCTTCACCGTATGTAGTAAGATCAACTGTGCGTAGTTCGATTCCTGTGTTTGAGTTATCGTCTAAGTACTTAGACCAAACTAAGTCGCCGGCGCCGTCAAACTTGAATATAGCACCACCTTTGCTTGTTGTATTATTGTAATAATAACCTACCGCATATACATCGCCGTTCGCTGGATCTACTGCTACTGCGTGTAACTGTTCATAGTTTGTACCGCCTACGTTAACGGCCCAGTTACTATTACCACCGAGTTTAATCACCGCCGCTTGGTTACCCAAATTTACAGAGAACATATCTGTTTGCGGTGTACCAACTACTGTGCTAAAGTCAAAATCTCCATAGTATGGCATGTAAACATTGCTTATAGCAGTACCTTGAATATTGCTAAAACCTACCGGATTGTTATAAGGTTGACCTGCGTTATTGAATGTAGCAAAGTCAAAGTCAAATGTTAAATCGTTACCGCGACTGAATGTATATGTGTCACCGCTGTTTAGAGTAACTACTGGAGCAATATCAAATCTAAAATATCCGCCTGCTTGTTGACTGTTATATACCTGAGCACGGCCGCCAGGGATACCAGGACCAGAAATCCAAGCACCGTCGCCGCCGGTTTCTGTTAATAAGTTAGGATAATCATTAACAAGGAAGTATATAGATGTTTCGCCGCTAGCAGAAGCGTATGCTAAGTTTGCTGTAGCAAGTGTAGTGTTATCTACGCCACCTAGGTTACTACCTAAAATTTTCAATGTTTGATTAGAATATTGGTCGTAACCTGAACCGCCGTTAATAGCAGTTATAGAATACGTACCTGATTGGTTATATGTAACTGTTACATACATATATGGCCATTCTTGAGTACCTTGTCCGTTTACCGTAGCAACTACTTGATATCTCAAGATGCTTCCAGTTGGGCCGTATGTTCCGTTGTTTATGTAATTTGCATATTGATCTTGTACCAATCCTGATGCTATTAAATCACTCCAAGTTACATATAGTTTGTTTATGCCACTTGGCTCAACTGGTGTTAGTGTGAATGTTGCAGTTTCGTTGTATGTTTGTCCAACTACAACAGCCGCAGGACCGTTTTCATCATAAAACACGCCGTCCTCAACCTCCATGCCGGCACCAGCAGTGAAGTTAACATCGTAATCGCCAACAAACCCACCGTCCGGATTAATCATGAACATGAAACCTTCGTTAAGGTTTGTATTATTATTATAATGATGACCGATTGCTACGATAAATGGAGCAAGGCCAAAGTATTCTAAAGAGGCAATGCGAGGATACTGGTAGTTTCCATCTGCTAGATAGTTCTTGGCCCATAGTTTTGCGCCAGTCGAATCAAACTTAGCAATACCACCAACCTGACGGCCCGCATTGTTACTATAATAACTGTAACTTACATAAGTGTTACCTTCGCCGTCTACTACAACTGCCTCACCATCCCAGTCACCTTCATTATTGTCAATGGCCTGCATCGTAACAAAGTAACCTAACGGATTTGTGTTAGTAGTTGTATAAGCTGTTGTTTGTACACTTCCGTCTGGGAATGTTATACCGCCGGCGGTGTCAAACTTCCAACGCTTGCCGCTATTCTGATCCCACTCCCACGCACCGTCAACACCTAATACGATCTCGCCTGTTCTGGCAACTCTAACATATTTGCCGTCGTCTCCTAGATATAAATCATATTCTGCGCTGTTGTTAGTGTCAAGGTGAATGTGACTGTCTTGGTCGCCGCCGCGTACACGAAGATACTTTCCATTTTCTGCGTCATTAGGGTGAGCCGCAAGGTTTAACGTTCCGTTTCCCATAATAGTGCTAGCATCAAATGTAACATCACCTGTATCTGCTCCGCCGCCACCACCTAGGTCGCTTTCAATACTATTTGCTCTCATTTTAGGACGATATGGGATTTGTACCCAGTCCTGAGGGACGATAGGACGATCACTAGCACTAGCAGTACCAATATACGCATACATGTCATTGTTAGCATTATCTGTTGCTTCTTGTGCTGAATAACTACCGCTACCACCGACTTCGATGCTGTCTATTTTTAGTTCTTCATCTAGCGATGTAATATAGTCTGCGCGGCCAGAGCCGTCGCCTGTTTGGTTTAAGATTTCTTGATAAGTTACATAGTCGATAACAGCGATAGTCTGTGTAAACTGATATTCGTTACCGTCTCTATCTTCAACTTCTTCTACACGATAGCCAGTTGCTCTAGTAACGCCAGGAATAACAACCTTGCCGTCAACACTTGAAGACAACGGAACACCGTTCAAACTAATCGTATCACTTTGGATTTTAAATTCTCTATTTGCCATTTATATGCTCCATTAATCTCTTGTTGACATTTCAACTGAATGTATTCTTAGGTCAGCACTTCCGTTTGACGCTATTGTTGGTGTTGCTATAATTTCAACTACCTTTGTAGTAGGATTACGTTGTACTGTAAATGTTACTAGTGGGTTAGCACTAGTATGTACTACGCCGTATACGATCATTTGAGGATCACCGCCAGGACCGCCATATACGTTAGCGTAACCTCTGCAGGCAATAATTGCTTCACATACTTGGCTATGCCATCCTGTATCGTCTCCGTTTTCAAACCCTTCGACTTGGATGATTAATTTAGCACTGGAAATGTAATCAACTGTGCTAGACCATACAACTGAACCAACACCGCCTGTGATCGAAGGGGTAGTTACTTTTGTCCAGCTGTTGTTTTGTCTAATAGAAGCACTTGGCGGAACTTCAACTTCATTTGATTTGAAGGTGTATGTATTTTGATATAACTGTAGCTGTATTTGGTTATTAACAGACTTATTGTTATAGATGGACAATGTACCGCCAGAGTCTTGGCTAGGCACACTTGGGATATATACGCCAGCCCAACTTTCGCCACCTGGATCCAATGCTAGATCAGAGCCGCCCCAGCCGCCTGTATCTGGAAAGTCTTTCGTGCCTAATATATTACCTGATATTTTTAAATCTTGCAGGCCAACACCGCCGCCTAATACACTTGTACCGGTGCTGTCTACAATGTCGCCACCTGCCGGTAGTTTCATCTTACCATCTGTAGTAAAGGTCCACTCTTTGTATCCAGAAACAATATCTACAACAGTATTTTCTAATGCGTTCTGCCATTCTGTCCAAGCAATTTTTACATCGTTGGCTTTAGCTGTCATTGATGTTTGATTGCTAATGGTTCCGGGATTAAGAGCCACTAGTTGATCGTAAGTATTTTGATTTAATGGTTCTGTGATGCCCCAAGGATATCCTGGCTCGCCTGATACCTGTATCCAGTACTGGTTTAATATATCTAACTGACTGTTGTATTCTGCTTCTAGTCCGTTTAATACCGTGCCCGCAATTACACTAACACCAATGTCAGCGTATAACTGTATGTTGTTAGGTGGCATATACAAGGCTGTGGTATTGTTGGCTGATGATGTTAGATAAACAGCCCCAGCATCGTTTTCATTTAGATTTAGTCGTGCTCTACCTTGTTTGATAATACCAGGAACAGTTAAACTACCATCAGCACCAAATGTCCAACTAGTAGCGTCGGCAGTTATTTTAACTGCTTCTGAATTCTTAATAGTTGCCGGTAACGCAGGAGGTTGAGTTGCCGTTAAGTTTGTGGTCCACATCATCGGACCAGGGTTCATTAAGTTTCTTAAAGACAATCCAAATGTATAACCAGGAATACCGTGATCGGCTTCAGTGAACTCAAATGGCATTTCTTCAGCGTAGCCAGGGTTACTAGGCCAAGGAGTGTTGTTTGTGATAACAGTTTCTACAGTACCGTTAGCGTTGACTCTAAACTCTACGGCAAAATACCAAGCATCACCTTCTAGTGTTAAAGAACCTTCCCCAGCATAGTGTGCCGCATCTACTGTAGCTATAAATGTTGTTGGGAGGACCGACGGAACTGTTAACGTTCCGTTTTCGTCAAAGATAAAATCTAAAGTTGAACGAGCATCTGGTCTGCTTGTACGAACATAAACAGCACCACCATAACCAGTTAAACCTGCACCTGAAGCTAAAAAGTTACCTGTATAAAAATTGCCATACTCGTCAAGATTAAATGCCGTGGTCTGAACCGTGTTGTTGCCAAATCTAATCCCAGTTGGGGTTACTTCTAGGTCTCCAGAGTATTGCGGTAATGTTACATTTCCGTCTGTACCAAGTACAACAGTATGATCTCCGTTAACTAATCTATCTGTTGGGCCGCCCGAACCGTCGGCACCAGGAGGTCCTTGTTCACCTTGTGGTCCTTGCTCACCTTGTGGTCCTTGTTCACCCTGCGGGCCAGCTGGACCCTGAGGTCCTTGCGATCCAGTATTAATTAAATCTACAATACCGTCAAATACTCCGTTGACGAATGCCTCAGTAGCAATAACATGACCACCGGCAGTAGTGTTATCATGTACTCGCAGAGTATTTTTAGTTGTATCAACTGTGACCTCTGCAATGGCTCCTACGAAATTAGCATGTTCTGCTGTAGTGCCTTTTCTTAAACGAACTTGTTTAGTGGTCATCTTCTTATTTCCTTAGATATTATCTGTTTCTGCTATTTCAACATAATCCTCAACAGATCCGTAATCCTCAATTGAGTTGTTTTCGGTTGCTACGCTACCATAGTCATCTCTTATGTCGTCTTGCGGGATAGTGTACGGACCGTTGATAATATCTAGATCTATTGCATATCCCCCGGATATGTTCTTGAACAAAGGAGTCTTGACTCCTGTTTCATCGTCTTCTACATAAAAAGCTAACTGGGCAAGGCCCTGCGGGATTTCGTAGATTTCATCTGTAGTAATTACACCACTATAAATGCCCTTTGCGGCATTTTGAGCTGTCATTACTTTTTCAATGAATATGCTGTTAGCTCTAATTTTGCTAACAGTAAACTTAACTGTCTTGCCTGTTAGATCAACTGGCTTACGATCGCTGTTAAGGATTTGAATCTCCAAGGGATTATCAAGCCCCTTGACTGCTTGTAATTTTTTGTCGTTCATAGGCGTGTTATAGTTCTTGTGAGTAGTCACTAGCAGAACCTGGATTCGTGGTACATGCTGAAATATAGTAATCATCTTGTATTTACCTAACTTTTGCCAAATGGACGCTAGCTAAATAACTGTGGCGCGATTTTGTTAAAAATGACGATAAAACAAGAATATCAAGAACTTTTAGACCGTTTTCCCTTCCTCAGCTTATGCAGATACGGCGGAAGTGAGTACGTAGGGATTATACAGAACCACGATGCTGGCATTGCTAGCATGTACATCTATAGTCTATTAACTTCTCCTGATCATAAGAAGCAATTCTTAGAATTTGGAGACGAGTGGTGGTGGGCTAGCAATAGGATGCTACCCATTAATATTATTTTAGGTGAGAAGTTTAAAGTCTTTAGCTATTGTTTAAAGACGTTTAATGCTAAAGACTTTGAAGTAGTGTACGGACACTCTGTATCATTAAGTAATATTATAACTAAACGAATCAAGCGCCGCCAAATACAGTTAGTTAAAAAATTAGACTAGACCTGCTTGCTCACAAAGCAGATTAAGTTGAACTACAATAGCCAAAGCATACCCGAGACTATGGCTCTTTTTAAAGTAGTAAGTTTCATCATCGGGTTTAAGCCAAACTTCTTTTCGTATTTCATCCCAGCTCTTACCCTGTAAGTGCTTCTTGCCAGGACGAATGATAGCCAGTAACATAGCAAGCTCTTCCAAACTACGAGGTTTCATTTTGCAAGTAATGTCAGCATGATTCCCTAAATGGAATAAGGTGCTTACGATTTCTGGCTGTTCTAACAATTCCCACATAGGTTCTTTATTAGCAAGTCTATCTAGATGAGCAGGATCCTTAACGTCTTTGTATAAGCTAACATTAAGAATGTCCATTTTAAAGTAGCCGATAGATTCTGCATCTTGATAGTCTACTGTACATAGTCCGCTAAAAGGATCTTTGGGCACTTCGTGGAAGTATACCCCTGTATTATGTTTACGTTTTTTGCGCTGATCTTTAATCATTGCAGGTACGTGAGGTACAACGTTTAACAGTTGTTGTCTGTCTGCTAAGTCGATATCGATATCAGTTGATACTAGTAATTGCTTGCTCACGCTTCTATCCCTGCTTTGTCAAATGTTTGTTCTATCCAAGATGCATCGTCGGCTTGACGTGCTACTTTAAATTGCCAATACTTTGGCTCAATATACTCTGCTACGATTTCAATTTGCTCTGCATTCAGTCTATCAACTAATGCTTCACCTGCTCTAGTTGCATACAACACCCACGGGCTAATACGTCCAGTCTTAATCCAATGTACTGCTTGGTTGGTGTTTACGTTCTTAAAGAACTTACGCCAATCTTCGCCTGTTTGTTCTGCCCAACTTTGCATCAGCAGAATGTTACGTTCTGCGGCACGGTCAACTGTTTCTTTTTTGTTGTTTTCGCGGATCCAGGCTTCGTACACATAGCCCTTGCACCAATCGTCTAACTTAACACCAAAGCGGAATACAAAATCAACAAAGCCCTCAAAGTCGTAAGGGTTTAGATCCATTACATGTCTAGCAAACTTAACAAAGGCTGTGTAGTATTTGCTAGCAACAAAGTCTTCGTATGTCTTTTGTTTCTTGGCGTTAGGTGTAGTAAACTTATAAAACTTTAACCAAATCTGTAGCGCAATTTGATTAGGGCGTTCGTGTTCTGCTAACATCCTACGCTTGCGCTCGCACATATGGCTAGCCAGTGTAGATTCTCTTGCAAAAGTTTTACCACAATATTTGCACTCAAACATCAAACGTATCTTTAATTTCTTTAGGTTCCATTCCTAGCTGTTCCGCTAGGTCGATAAAGTTTTCTACAGGGTTCATTGCTATCAGTAATTCGATCTCGTCGTCTTTGAGAGTAGGCCAAACAGTTTCTGCCCACTTAGCAATTTTGTTTTTCTTAACACCCTTAGGAGGCTTAATAAACGGATGTATCATCTTACGACCTACCCCTGCTGTTTGCATAGTAAGCCAGTGAAGTTCTGCATGTTCTTTAACGCTAATTGCACTAAAGTTCCTGTTACAGAATGCGTTAGTATGCAACAAGTAATGCTCTTCTAACACAGGGTTATCTTGCACACTCGACGCATAACGCATAGTAAGCCAAGGACTAAATGCTTTCTTCTGCTCATCAGTAAGGCGACTGTACCAGCCCCGATCTCTACGATCAAGGGCTGATAGCATTTCGTTTAACGCAATAGCAGGTTCTTTTTTAGGTTTCGTTGCCATAGCTATATTATATTAGAACATCTTGTCTAACGCAAGAACTTCAGGAACCTTTTGTGTTTCTTTAATAAAGTATGCACAAGGTGGATTGGGCCCGTCTGTTAATGGTACAGCTAAAATGTGTCCGAACTTTAGCTTAGGGAAGTACCATTTGATTTCCGTAAACACATTTACAATTTCGATAGTCTGGAAGTCCGGACGGAAGCTAGTAAACGGATTAAAGTGGAATGCTTTGAAGCCGCGATCGTTAACGCTCATAATTGGTACTACTTCGGGTTCGCCTAGTTCAGGTTCCCCGATAATAATACTCCAGTCCAACGGCATTTGAATAGTGTACTGTCCTATCTTTAATACTGCGGCTGGCGCACTAAATGACTCTAGGAACACTAGCGGTACCCAATGGTAATCTGCATTTGCAGGATCACTGTAGTCAAGTACGCAATAACGTAAGTCATCAATCTCGTCAGGTAGATTGTTCATGTCGAAACTTGTATTGTCGACTGTTAAAATTCTGCTCATTTGTAATTTGCCTTTTCAACTACGTATGGGTATCCTGCTTCTGCATAGTATTTCTTGCGTACAGTTAAATGCTTTTTAGCAAACTTGGCACTAGATGTAATGTCCCAAATTTGTACAAAGTCTTTGTCTTTAGCTTTACGGATACCCCTGCCAATACTCTGAATGACACGAACAAAGCTCTTGCCTGGTTCAATTAGGATTAAGTTAAAGATACGAGGAATGTTAATACCTACGGCCGCAACACCGTAAGTGGCAATAATAATTTTGCCTTCTGCTTCTTGTACTTCTTCATAGTGTTCTTTACGTGTAGCTGACTTTACTTGCCCGCTAATAAAGATACTATCAGGTAAACGTTCAGCTAGCAGTTTACCTGCTTCAATTCTGTCTACTAGGATTAATGTATTTCCTGATTCTGCAATACCTTTAACAAGTTGTGCAATGTAATCTATGCGCTTCTTGTTTGTAGTCAAGTACGTTAGTTCCTCTTGATACGTAGGATATTCTACTGTATCTTGAAGTTGCAATACATTTACGTGGCAGTTAGATAGTACGCCCTGATCTTGTAATTGCTTTGCGCCTAGTCTAGCAGTAACAGCACCTAAGCTAGCAAGGATGCTAATATACTCGTGTTCTTCTTTAGGAATAGTACCAGTAAGTCCCCAGCGAATAGGTACGTTAGCAAATGGTCCGCATAGCAGTTGGCGCAATACATCTGCCTTAGCCATGTGTACTTCGTCGACGATAACGCATACAACATCCATACCAAACTCTGCTAGACCGATTTCGCTTTCGCCGTCTTTGTATCGTTTCTCTAAGCTGTTAAGACTCTGCCATGTACAGATTGTATGTGTTTTACCTAGCTCTTTTTTGTCGCCAAAGTATACACCTACATCTAATCCTAAGTTGACATAATCGTCATAGGTTTGTCGTACTAAGTCTTTGTTAGGTACAATAACAATGCTACGTCCCATTGGCTCGACAATATGACTAAGTGTGGCGGTCATTAATGTTTTGCCTGCGCCAGTTGCAATTTCCTGAATGCTTTGTGGGTTAGTTGCAAACTGGTTAATGATCTCAACTTGGTAGTCTCGGATCATTACTGGATCGCCTTCTGCAGGGTGTCCTTTGGGCCATGTCTTGCCCATGTCGGCCCAATACGTTTCCGTTACTGTAGGAAACGCAAGTTCTCGTTGAGTTCTTTGATCGTCAATTTCAATCGTATATCCTTCGTCAATGACAATAGGTAAAATACGATCTAACAGGTTTAGATAAGTGTTGCCACCTACAGAAAAGAAACTAACACAACCGTCCCAGCGGCCTAACTTGTATGCCGGTACATGATATGCGTGTGGTTGAAAATACTTTAATTTCTTTTCTAAATCTCGGCGAGTGCCAACATCTAGTCCTGCTACTTTCACATTGACTTCATCTTTAATGTGTATTGTGCAAGTATTCATATAGTGTATAGTATATAATAGTTATCTAAAATAACCAAGTTTTACTTCACCATATTTCACCAAAAAAAAAGAGCCCCTAAGGGCTCTATAAAGTACCACCACTGCAAAGTTAATTAAGCATGACGCTTAATTACGGTAGTTTCTGCAAGACGTTGCCAACCAATTGGCTTCATCTTGGCAAGGTCTGCAACCTTGAGCACAGTACGCAAGCTCAGTTCACGCAACTGATCTTTCTTTTCCCACACCCAATCAATAACGCTATTCTTTTCTTCTTCAGTGAAGTCGTACTTGTCAAGCATACCGTCGTTAACAATTTGCTTGATACGCAGAAGCTTTTCACGAGGAGTATCAATAGTCAAGTCCAAGTAGTGGCAACGGCTTTCCAATGCGTCCAAGTGATCCTTGAGCTTTTGGCTACGAACGTGTTCGAACTTGATGTTAGTGATGAAGATCACAGTACCTTTGAACTCGAAGCGATCTGGCACGCCTTCACGACGCAACATGCTAGAGTCAGTGTTCCAAGAAATAGTACGCTTGCTACCAGAGTCCAGGGCGGCCTTCAAAATGTTCAACGACAAGTCGTCCAGCAAAATGCTGTCACAGTCGTCAAACACCAGAACGTTACCTGCGTCAGCGAAGCTGAACAGTTTGCAGTACAGGCCAATAGCAGACATTGCACCTTTAACAACTTCAAAGCGAGCACGTTTGTTAGCCAGCTTGTCGAACAGAGCATTTTGCTCAAGAATACGTTCAACACCAAAGCTCTTACCAACACCAGGAGGGCCAGATACAATCATAGCACGAACGGTGCCGTCCACACTTGCTTGAGTCATTTCGTCCAGAATGCTAAAACGATCACGAATGCGTTCAATAATTTCCTCGTCAGTTTGCTCTGCAACAGGAGCAACTTCAACTTGGGTAGCACCAACAGCAACATCGGCACCTGCGATAGTGTAATCGTTAATGCTAGCAACTTTGATACGAAGCTGACGGTCAGGGTAGCCAGGAACAGCAGAACCGTCAACAGTCACATAACCCTGACCGTCGGGCAAGTATGCCAGTTGCTTAACCAGGGGGAATGTAACGTTACGAACTTCTTTTTTACCGTACTGACCGTTGATGATAGTTACTGAAGCCATTTTGTGTCCTTTGCAGTGGATTGTTTACGTTATGTTAGTATTATAGCAAAATTGGATTTTTGTGTCAACCTGCGGGTGTTGTCTTTTTGCAACACTTTCTTTTGGCTTACATCTAATTTCGCAATACAAGTATTATAGCAAATATTGAATTATTGGTCAACCAAAAAAATACCCTACTAAACTGTAGGGTATTTGTGGCTTTTTTGCAACATTTAAGAAGTTTTTTGCTTTAGCTCTTCGGGCATTTTATCTACCCTAATTACCAAGTCCTTAAACCTAGCTTGTAACGCATCGTGTAATTCTTCAAGGGTTTTACCTTGTGCAAGAAAGCGGTCATTATCCTTTTGAAAGATATAAAACGTATCCTTCTCTTTAGTAATAACAGCGTCTACAATCGTTTTACCATTAATTGTAGGTACTTGTGTTTCTTCTTCGAGTTCACTAGTTAGTTTTTTGATCATGCCTTTGGCAATTAGTTGCACAAGTTTCAGTGCAATCAGAATACCAATACCAACACCAATTAGAAAAGCACCAATATCAAATTCCATTATACTGTCTCCCAAATCAATGAACTAGTTGCATCATCCCATGACACATCTTTAACTCTAATTTTAGAGCCGTAGTATGCTAGAATAGAATTAGCACCGTTAATCAGCGGACCCGAAGTATCTGCATCGTAAACAGTTTGCAAGTCTTCAATCCATGCTTCACGAAAGTCGTGAACTACCTTAGGATTTACGCCCTTGGCTAACTTTTCAAATTGAGTAAACTCGTTGATTTGCATAATAGTATTTACGTAGATTGTTTACGAATACCAAAACCAAGTCCCCAAAGAATAACTACTGCACACCATGTTTCAAGTGTATATGCAATGTTAAGAACAGGGAACAAAGTGTTTAGTGCCCAAATAGTACAGAGAGGACCAATTGCGATTAAAAACGCAATGAATAGAACAGCAAGAATAACTTTCATTTTATTTCCTTAGGGCGCTGGCACGCCAGAGTTTGCGAGTTTCACAGAAGTAAATCTTAAACGTGCAATCAGGATAATCAGTCTGATATGCTTTAACTTTTTCTGCTAGTTTAGTTTCGCTAGGTGAGTGTAGTTCTACTTGAGTCATTTACTTTCCTTTATCATAGTGTAATGCAAATCGCCAATATCGTGCAAATAGTCCAGGATGCGTTCTTCATCGCTAGAACCAATGTTGATATACTTAACTTCGTCCCATGCCAAAGAATGATCAATGCCACGGTCTTTAGCTTCGTTAACTACGGCATGTTCGTAAAGTGGGTTGATCCAACGATAGGCTGAGTTAGTGTTAGGGATTTCTGCATGGATTTCGTACACGTCGAAAGTAACAGTATCAAAGATACAATGAGCATACCCTTGGCCATTTGCATCTTTAAACTCCATGAATTGTGCGTTGTTACCGTAGCATTGCCACAAGTAAGGGTCACCGCCCGATACACGACCGTGACAGGCTTGAATGACTTCTAGTAGTTTCATTCCGGCGCCTTATTACCTTCAATGATCTGTTTAATAAAGCGGAGTGCTTTTCGAGTAGTGTCAAACACGTATTCGCTAGTACTGCCTTCATTATCAGTTAAGGTAACGATAACACCGTTTTTTACGTTTCGTACTTCTAATGATTCGAACATATTGTTCCTTTCACAAATTTAGTAATCATAGTATAGCACCGTCTACTAATTAAGTCAAGTAGACGGTTATCCAATTACCACCAACTATCGTAGTAAACCAAATAGCCTTCGCTAATGGCTGTACGTGCTTTGGCAATGAATTCTAGGTCCCGCTCAATGCTTTCTTTGTCAGGCGGGTTATTGCCAAAAAAGAATCCAGTTGTTTCGGGTAGTTGATTTCGACGAACATCTTGTTCAAGCTCAAACAAGTCGTCTTCATCTAGTTGCACAGGGCGGCAGTTAAAAGATTCGCCGGACGGGTTGCCGCCAGTCTTAGTAACCCAAAGGTGTTCCATCCAACCATGCAGGTCGTGATGCTTTCGCCAGTAAAACAGTTCTTCAAGCTCACCACTGCGAGACTCGCTATCCTTAAGAGTGGTTGCGTCAATAGCATCTTCAGGCTTGACAGCAAATGCGTACATATCGAGACCCATAATTTACTCCTGTTTCAAACAAACAAATCGTGTATTTTTAGTAGTGCCTTTGGTAAGGGATTCGGCAGTTTTGCCTGCAACCTGACACGCGGCTTCCGATTTAAATCCAGGCACATTGGTAATGGCCATAGAATCTTTATCGCTTAGTACGCCAGCATGAACAAAAAGAACTAGAATCCAACTCATATGTTTCCTTTAAAAGCCTGCGGTCATTGCGTGATTGGTTTGGTCGTACTTAACGAACACCTTGCCAATATCTTCGCCTTCACCGCTTTCATCGTGATACGTAACTTTGTAGCAAAACTCAGCGCCATTGGTAATGCCGATAAATTCTACTTTCTTAAAACTGCACATCTTGTAGCCAGAAGCATCTAGTACACGGGACAAAGAAGTAGGACCCATTGTAGTAAGAAGCTTGAGTGTATCTGCAAGAATCATTGTGACCTCGTTTAGTTGCAATACATGTATTATACAATAATTGGATTTTTTGGTCAACCACGGCGATCTAGCACATCATAAGCCGTTTGAAGGGCTTTGCTAGGGCTAACAAGTCCAAGGATTGCAACAGCAATACCAAACAGGAATACACGGATTCGATCGGTTACAAAACGCATAAAATCTCCTGTTTGTTACAATACATGTATTATAAGTCCATTTGATTTTTTGGTCAATAAAAAACCCTACAAACTGTAGGGTTATTAAAAAGTAGTACTTTGGGTTTAAAAATCTTTATCGGTTTCCCTAGCAGATGCAAGCCCGCATTGTACCATAAAAGCAAAGCGTCCAAATCTAGGATACTTTTGCTGGCAAATACTAGCTACGGCTTCTGCCTGAATACGTCTAGTTTCTGGATCATGGATTTGCTTGATCCTAAAAGACAACTCTCTAAATTGTCTACTAGTGCGAGTTCTTTCGTCGTCTAGTAGATCTAAGATTTCTTGAAGATTAGAATGAATTACTGTACCCATAATGCTATTTATAAGTTAGCCCATAGTGGCATCGTCCATACCGGCTACTCGCAACTTAACAATATTAGTCACTTGCCACTGTTTAGTGTCTAGAGCCTTAATAAGGCCAAGATACTTATTACGCAACAAACTAAACTCATTTACAAGTTTACTCAAGCTAACTACTTCGCTATCACTGTCAACGTACTTTTCGGCATCTCTACTAGTTAATGCTCTGTTATAGTGTTCGATAAACTTTTTAAATTTTTCAGAACGTAACTTACGCAAATCTATGTTCAAGTGCTCAAGTATAGCTTCAATTTCTTGTAGCTGATTAAAACGATATTCGAAGATACCTGGAAGTTCACGACTGTGTTGTTCCAGGTTTCCTCTTAGTTTGATTTCTAGCCTAGCTTCAGCTAACTGAGCTTCATACCAAACAATACAGTTAGGTAGCTCAGTTAGATCTTGCGTTACTTTGTAGAACCATGTAGACATTGATTATTCTTCGTCGTAATCGTAGTCGCCGTCGCCAAATTCTAGATCATCTTCCTCGTAGTCATCGCTTTCGACTTCTTCGGCTTTACCGTAGATATCAGTGATGGCCGCATCTAAAGTACCGTCGTGTCCACGCAAGTCTTCAATTACAGATTCAACATCTGCATAATCCTCAAGTGTACGCAAAAATACGTTTGCGGCTTCAAGTGTTTCCTTTTTAGGAATGTATGGCTTTAGGCTTTGCCATAGTGTTGCTAGAAATTCTGCATCCTCGTGCATAGTTTTATTCCTCAGTAGATGATTCGCTATCGGCGATATTTAGCTCTTCTCCATCTAGTGCAGACGGATTAGCAGAAATGTCAGCCATAACTTTATCTAGACATTCATCGTCGTTGCGTTCCCAACCTTTGCGGAACTTCTTAATAATTTCGCCGTCTGCTGTTGTGTAAACAAGACTGTTGCCTTCTTTCTTCAACATGCCTTTGGCTTCAATCATATCAACTAGACCGGAGTAAGGACTCATACCAGTTTCATATGGGATCTTAACTTGTACAGATTCAAAGGGCTTGGCATAACGTGTCTTCATGATTTTACATGCGGCACGGATACCTTTGACTTCGGAAACTTTGTTACCTTCTTCGTCCTCTTTTAGCTTTAGCTTACGCATAGCAACTACAATAGAGCTAGCATAGATAAAGCCTTGACCGCCGGAAATTTTGTCATCAGGATCAAACATATCCTGTGACGCATAGGTGTGGTTTGTAGCTACTAGGCCGAGGTTCAATGAACCAAACATGTTAACACAGTTACGAACCAAAGCAGTAAGCGCCTTAGGTTTACGACCCATATCACCTTTCAAGTCGCCGCCTTCAAACTGATTAACATCAGTAGGAGTTAGCAACATGCCCAAAGAGTCTAGTACGAACAAGACTTTTGGTCTGTCGTCTTCGGGGAGTGTACGATACTCTTTCACGAACTCGCTGATCATCTTCGCAACATCATCAATCATAGCCATGTTGAGTTTCAGTAGCTTACTTTCGTCTGTGTCAACGCCTAGAGCGTGTAACCACTTTTCATCTAAAGCATTTTCTGTGTCAATTAGCACAACGAAAATACCTTGTTGTTGGGCGTGGCGCACAAGGTTACCTGAACAGATAAATGATTTACCTGCGCCAGATTCACCTGCGAATACAGTAACTTTGCCTAGCGGGATACCACGGTGAAAGTCGCCGCTTACTAGATAGTTAAGTGCATAGTTACCTGTGCTGATCCAATCTGTAGGATCATTAAAGCCAATACTTAGTCCATCAATTGACTTAGTAATTGTCTTTCTAAATTTAGATACGTCAAACGGTTTTGTCATTTTGTTCTTCCTCTTGCTCTATTTTATAGGCAGTAAGTACTCTTGTCAATGGTTCCATTCGTTCTTGGAAAACTTCAGGAGCCTTTGTTGCGGCACGTTGCATATCCCAACTACTAGGGAAGTGACGCAATATACTATAGGCTTCTTGTCTTACTGACTTAGGCAACCTTGGGTACTTTGTTTTATTGTAAGCTAATTCCTGAAGGAATTTACTAGCCCACATTACAGCACGATATCGCTCGTCTGGTAAAGTCATAATACAGTTGGGGGCCGAAGCCCCCATCCTTTTACTGTTTACGGTTACGAATCATGTTTAGTAATTCGTCTACGCTAGGCTTGTTACCGCCTGCCGCAGGAGCCGCTTCAGCTACAGGAGCCGCTTCAGCTTGTGGTGCTGGGGCTGGCTGTGCCGCTGGGGCTGTACGAACTGGTGCCGATGCTGGTTCATCGTCATCGTGTGATGCTGTAGATGCGCCAGTTGCGCCTTTATAGAATTGACCAAAACGTGCTGGGTCAAATAGTTCGCCTTCTACAGAAGCTTCAAACCTCTCGAAGATGAGATTGAGTTCTTCTGCTGTTGGCTTCTTAGGCATAAAGTCGTTTAGATTGTACAAGCCATATTGTGCAACTGCACCTAGTTCTTGCTCGTTCAAGCTACGTTCTTTACGTGCCCATGCTGAGGTTGCATAGTCAGCGTATTGACCTTTAGTGGTCTTGGTAAGACGGAAGTCTGTACCTTGTGTGTAGTCGGTTGGTAGTTCAACCATTTCAGGATCCATCAACGCACTCTTAATGATGTTGAAGATGGATGGGTTGATTACGAATCGACGAATTGGATTCTCAGGGAGAGTTTCTTCCTTGAGTGGGTTTTGTGTTACAAAACCTTGGAACAAGTATGAACGCTTCTTCCAGTACTTACGTGCAGTTTCTTCCATACGTGGGTCTTTGAACCATGGACGGATCTCTGCGTGAATTGGACATGTTTCATTCCACATTTCTACGCAAGGAACTTGCACATAAATTTGTTTGTTAGTGTCGCCACCTTTAACGCCAGCAAAAGGAATCTTAATCATCTGACGTTCACGCCAGAAGAAAGTATTAGATTCATCTGCATCGGGAAGGAAACGTAGTGTTGCGGTTGAATTCTCTGGAATGTTCCAGAAAGGATAAATTGCATTATCCATACCGCCGCCGGCTCTGCCGCCTGCTTTTTGGTCTTGCTCTTGTAGACGAGCTCTGATTTCAGCCAATGATGCCATAATTTTTCTCCTATATTAGCCTAATGTGCCTAGAGTTACACACGCTTTAAGTAGCGCAGTAACACAATAATACAAGACTTGCTCGGTGCAAGTCAAGTACTTTTTCAGTTATTTTGAAAGAATTCGTTCAATCGAAAAATCTTTTGCTGTCTTTCGGATTGACTCAAACACTTCAAGGTCAACTGGAACCTGCGTTTGCTCTTTATTTATACGGACAACTTTTCTGATCATATTTCTGATAACAGAATTGAATGAGTCCTTTTGGTCTTGTTCCCAAGTGTCATAGTGATGTAACGCTGTAGCGATTGCATCTTTAGCCTTTTGGTCCACAATGTGGTCCATCATGTATTTGGCTGTGTGCTTGATTGCGGTGTCGTTATCACTGAAGTTTAAGTTAATTGGATTGTCATGATCATTTCTGTCCATGTCAATGACATCAAACTTTGGTGTGTTGTGTACAACATCTTCTACGTTACGTAGAGCATCGTGACTTACATCTAATGCTTGTTTTTCTAACATTAGTTTTTGTAAGAACGGTAATGCAGACTCAACTGCTTGACTTGTAATATGTTGTGTAAAAGAGTTCTTCAACTGATCTACATTTGCGTCTTCTGTTTCAGCTAACTTTACAGTTAAGCCTTCGAAGTTCATTTTACGCATTGCATGTTCAATAGCGATTGTTTTCTTTTTTGCAAACTCAATTAGACCTTCTGTTTCTTCGTTAACAAAACCCTTGACATGTGCATGTCTAATAAACTTACGCAATGCAGTATATTCCTCACTAAGGCTCTTAATAGTTGTACCTACTTCGTCGTGTGGATAACCACCACCGCCTACGTGACGTGCCATTGCACGAGCACCAGTTAACCATTTAACTGGGAATTGGAAACGTTCGCCATCTTTGTTTTCAACGAAGATAGATTTAATACTACGGCTACGTGATCCGCGGCTTTCTGCATTGATGGACTTAGTGTGACGGATAATTAACTTACCGCCATTTAAGCTCTGATAGCTACTCTTAGTAGTACCTGTCATATTAACGCTTTCCTGTACTGCTACTTGGAAAGCAAAATCTTTTGGCTCTAACTTCTTACCGTAATTTTTAGCTGAAAAACCTAGCATAAAGTGATCTGCTGTTTTTTGCATAGCATCGTGTAAACGCTCTACTGCATCTTCGTCTTCGCCGTTACTAACATATAGCTTGATCTTGTCTTCTTTTTTATCAACAAAAACCATGCTATGTAGATCCTGGATATAAAAGCGAATAGCTTCACTTGGATTTAATGTTTTTTGTGCGTTTTCGTCGCCCATAAGAACGTCATAGTTAGACCCAACTAAGATGTCGAAAATTCTTTTAGTTACGTTTGAGTAGTTAATTGCCATATGTATATTTAGTTAAAGTGCGATCGGCATAGGCATAATAATGTCATGAGTTTCTACGCCGTTTTGCTTTAGTGATTCGTATAAGTTTTGATCGTAGTTGCTTAGATAGTCGATCAAACGTACACATAGGATCGTCGCCATTACTAAGTCATCAGTTTCGCCTTCTTTAGCCGCAAAACTGTTACCTTTAGCAACAAAGTTCTTAATCTCTCGGATTAAGTTCTTACTCTTAACTGTTAGCTTATCGCTTTCGATCCAATGCTTTAATGTAGCACATGCAGGTAACTTAGATTTAGCTGTAGTTGCAAAGCCTCTGCGTTTTGCACCAGGCTCACTAATAAACAATCCAGGAATACGTTCTTCGCCGTACTCAGTAATAGCCACAAGTGCGGCTTCTCCTAAGGTGTTATTTTCAACACTCCAGTATACGTCTTGTTTGCCTAGTTTTTTAACTTCTTCGACTAGGTAAGTTGTAATGCCTATTAGGATACGCAACTGCCCTCTAATGTCTGTTTTATTGTGTTGCCATTCTGCAACTTGAATCATTGACGGTAATTCAAATACTTGTATGGCCGCCATGTCACCGCCAGTACCTAAGCTAGGATCCCATCCGCAAACATAACTACGGTTTGCTTCTACGTTTTTATACCAACGTACTTGTCCTGCTTTCATGATTGGGTCGACACCGTGAAGCATTAATAACTTCATTGCATTAACCAATGTTTCATCGTTAGTAACGAATTCACATAAGTGCTCACGACGGAAACGTTCTTCGCCAATCTTATAACGTTCTTCGTCTGCCCACTTCTGATCACGCTCTGGGTGTGCGTCCCATGTAAACTTAATACCTTTAAAGCCGTTAACACCAATACCAGTGTCGTTGCCAAATTCGTCGACTGTCTTTTCTGCACCCTTCCAGATTTGTGCAAACTGGTCATCGTCTTGGTTAGGTGTACTTGTAATAATACACTTACCACCTGTAGATAGTGTCGGGCTAATCGCTGTCCAGAATTCTTTAGCGATACGAGGCGGAACGTATGCAAATTCGTCTAGGTAAACTAGTGTCAATGACATACCACGGCCAGTTGTTTCTGTTGTTGTTGCAGAAACAATACGCGAGCCGTTTTCAAATTCAATGCTACCTTTGTTGTAGCTTGTGCTACCTGCACGAATAAAGTCTTCAACGTGTTCATACATAAAACGTACACGTTGCATAATTTCTTGAGAACCAGTATGTTTATGTGCCGCAATAAGAATTGTTGCATCTGGGTTAAACATTGCGTACCATAACAAGTATGCGGCCGCACAAGTTGATTTACCCATCTGACGTCCTAGCATGTTAATGCTGTAACGGTTATTGTGGTAAACGTCGATTAGTTCTACTTGGTAGTCGTATAGCTCAAAGCGCATCTTACCTTTAGTAGGATGCTGTACCCATACATAATTGCGGATAAAGTACTTAGGATCGTTTGCACATTTTACAAACTCTTCAACTTGTTGTTGAGTAAACTTTTCCTGCTGGTATGGTTTCTTGACTAATACGTATTCTTGTTGTTGTGCCATTATGTTTGTATTTAACAAAATTGCGGAGGCAAGAAAGGGGACCGTAGTCCCCTTATGATTAGATGCCTGCGTATTTCTTTAATAGTGATAATGATTCTGCAAATAAACCTTGTTCTTGAGATTCTTTAACGTCTTCCTTACCTTCTTTATCCTTGAGTGCCTTCTTCATTGGTTCTTCTTTATTGCCGTCTTTGTCAACGTCTAAAAAGTCAGGTTTTTGTTTTTTAGCTTCAGAGATTTTTTGTGCCTTAAAGGATTTGTAGCTTTCTTCCATGTCTGCCCAACCCATAGGATTGTCACCCTGGCCAGGAGCACGGCGTTTACCGTACTGGTCATTACCCTCACCAGTACCTGTCATACCGAAATCTTCTGTATTACCAACAACACGAGGAGTAGAGTTGTTTGTAGTAGCAGGGCTATTAGCAAAAGGCTCTTTAGCTTCTTCTACATCGTGCTCTTTTTCTTCCTCTTCTTCGCTTTCGTGTTCTTCGTGTTCTTCGTGCTCGCTTTCGCCGCCACCTAGAACATCAATCATGTCAGTGATATCAGTAACAGGAACGTCTACTTCGACAGCACCTGCAGGGCCTGCACCACCGCCACCAACTGTCATTGGGGTAACTTCGTGGCTATCAATTTGCATACCACCAAGTTTCATCATGTGTAGAACATCTTCTGGATCTGTTGTACTAACAGTGATTGTTCTGTCTTTGCTTGTGATAGTTAAGCTGTAACGCTCTTTTTCTTCTTGTTGCATAGGAGCGGCCATATCCATACCGCACTCTGCTAGAGCTTGTTCGTTAACTTGAACACCTGCGTGTTTTAACATTTTACTAACAGCGGCGCCTACTGTTTGCTTTTCTAAAGCAGATAGGTCCATGCTGTAATCAATTTTAGATGTCATATTATTTTCCTAGTTGATTTCTATCAGGACGCTGGTTACGGCCGCTAATAGGACTTAATGATTTTTCAGACTTCAATGGCTTAGATGGTTTAACATCTGGTCTCTTAGCAAACACAGGCTTGCGCTCTTTAGTTTGTAGACCTTTTAAGAACTCTGCATTAAAGTCATCACCAAAGTATTGCTTTTTATCTTGTTCGATTTCAGCATACTTAGGGTCAGTTAAGCGAACATGATATTCTTCTTCTTTCGCTGGTTCTTCTTGCTCTTCTGCTTCTTCTTCACGAGGAGCATTAGGGTTGCGAACTTTGATTTGAGAAGCATGTACGCATAGTAGCTTTACTAGCTCTGCTTGTAAAACATCATAACTAATAGGTAATCTTGTTACTGCATCAGTAATATAGATTTCCCATCCTTGGTTTTCTGGGAAGTCAATTGGGTTTGCCTGGAGCATTACACGCTCTGGCTTGTTAACCGCAATAACGTCATACTTTTTAAGGTGACGTTCGATACGATCTAAAGTATCACTGTCTAGCTCAAACGTTGTCTTGATTCGAACTGGATACTCTTTTTCGTTGTTTTGTACGTATTCTAATAGAGTTTTCTTCATTATATGCTCCGGATAGTGTTATTTATCAGTTTTGGCCTTCGCTTTTAATCTTTTTAGCTAATGACTCAAGCAAAGCATTTCTATCAGTTACTAAGTAACCTTCGCCCTCTACTACAGGACCTTCGCCGCCTGTTTTTGTACTTTGGAACTTGTCTGTTTCTAATTGTAGCTTTGCGGCTTTAAGTTGTAATTCAATTCTACGTAACTTAGCATCTAGCTTGCTATTTTTTGCTGTAATAGCGTTGCCCATCATTTTGCTAGCAACATCAAAAATAGCACCGGCATTGCGGTCGTCTACGTTCATACCTAAGTCTACTAAACGCTCATAAGTTTCCATTGCTTTTTTAGCATATTCATCTAAGTCTGCATCAGTAGATTCTACATCTTTAACTTTTGGTAGAGCTTGTTCAATTTTATCTGCTAGTGCAAGAGCTTCACGTTGCTCTTCTACTAAGTCCAATTTAGGAGCTTCTTGTTCTAGCGGAAGCGGATCAAAGTTAACTTGATCTGGCATCGGAGGAACATTAAAAAAATCATCTAGTTTACGTGTCATCGTTTTTTCTCACCCATTCTGTTGTATATATCCTCTTCAGTCAATATACGAAAATTAGCACCATGCTTTTTGCACCATGCTTTGGCCGCTTCCCACTTAGCCATGTTTAGCACTACTGCGGCTTTTTCTTGTTGGCTACGGGCTAGCCCAATTACCGCTTGCTTTCTAGGTTTAACTTCGATGATGTCAGTGTGGGTTTGTCCGTTTTTGTCTTTGTACATGATTAAAAAGTCAGGTACATAAAACGTTTGTCTACCTGTAAACGGATTGATGTAAGGGATACGTAAACTTTCACTTGCCCAATTGATAACATTTGGATGGTTATCGCAATAACGCATTACTGTTAACTCCCAGCCACTTCTGTATGTAGGTTCGCCTTTGCCTACATACTTCTCTGAGTTAGCAACAGAATAATAACCTTGTTGATACTTTGCCATTAGACTATAGAACGAGCAACATGGACATTCGTTTGTTCAGTGTCCTCGATATGTAATTTGTTAGTTGCTGATCTAAGGATATTGAGTTGTTCAATAAACTCTTTGCTAAGTGACAGACCATTCTCTGTCACTTGCTGGTTAATAACTTCTCTATAGTTTTGCCCTGTGATCTGTGTAATGATGAGGATATCATACGCAAGCATTTTAGCGATTTGGTTGTTAATACCTCGCTTTTGTAACTGCGCTAGAATAAGCTCATAGTTTTGTTGATTGATTGCCACTGGGGTATCAATACCTGCTATTGTACCTGCCATTAGAATCTCCTACCGTTAGCAGGATTACCGTCACCACCAATAAATGATTGCATTGGTGAGTAAGGTGTCTTGCTTGAGTTTGATAACCATGCCGCGGCCGATACTGCGCCTACTGTTGCTAGACC